CTATCATACCAGTGAGATTCAGACATATATGGAGTGATGTAAAATTTGTAGAGGTCCATAGAGGTCATTTCCATGGAGTAAAGACTATATCTGTGGGTCAAGCTGAAGAGGTTAATGGTATGATTATCAGACACTTATCTTCTATGTCGGCTACAGATCAATGGCATGATGAAAAGAATTATATAGGTAATATCAAGCGGGCTCATGCTTTCGTTTGGTCTAAGACTTCAGGCATGCAATGTGAATATTATTACAATGTATAAAAATAACATAAACGTATAAAAACAAAACAATGAGCAAAGAGAGAGAATCAGCCTTAAGAGCAGCCAAAATAGACGAGGTTAAAGATCCTGCGTTTGGGGACTGGTTAACCGATTTAGAGGAAAAAGATCAGCCAACATGTAATATCGATAACCCGGATGATTGTGAAGCTTGTGGCTCATGATGGAAAACATAGAAAAAAAGAAGCCGAAAGGTAACGTTAAATTTAATATAAGTCTATCTGATGAACAGAAGGTTGCAAAGTCACAGGTGATTGCGCATGCCTTCAACTTCATCGTTGGACAAGCAGGTTCTGGTAAAACTTTACTAGCCGTACAGATAGCCCTGGACATGTTTTTCAAGCGTGAATTCAATAAGATTATAATCACTAGGCCTACCATTGCTACTGAAGATAACGGGTTCTTACCTGGCACCGAAAAAGAAAAGATGGAACCTTGGCTTGTACCTATTATGTCTAACATGAGAAAGGTATATAATAAGCCAGAGAAGATCCAGAAGATGGTCGACGACTCTGATATAGAATTAGTATCGCTATCACACTTCAGGGGTCGTACCTTTGAAAATGCAGTTATTATAATAGATGAGTTTCAGAACCTTACTAGAGCTCAATTTAATATGGCTCTAGGTAGATTAGGTAAGAATTCCATCATGATCTTTTGCGGGGATAACCAACAGATAGATCTAAAGGATACTAATTATTCTGCTATACATGAAGTGTCTAAGATAAGAGACAGCAAGTATGTATACAAAGTGGTGCTGGAAGATAACCACAGACATCAAGCAATCAACGACGTACTGAAATTACTAACCGGATATTAAATCATGGATAAAAATAAAAGCCCATACTACACTAATCCTGAAACCAGGAAAAAGATAGATGAACTCTTATGTGCTAATAGTAAAATATGGTGTAACCTAGGCACAGGGTCCGCTTTGGATCCCGGTACACGCAAACAAGGTGAGATTCAATGGAAAAGCTTAGCTAAGGAAATAAAGTCCTTAGATGCTAAGTTTTACAAAGTAGTGTGTCCTTACGGAATTGATTCCTAATTAAGGTTTCAGATCTCCGTAATACACTTGCTTATCCTCATCCCAGGTATAATTTATACCATTACTAGAAAATGGACTACGGTCTCTTTTAGTCTTAGACTTCTTGAGTGTGCCCGGTGTTCTAGTCTTAGATCCTGAGGGGGGTAATACCTTAGGTTTAGATACTGTCTTGGGAGTTATACCTAACAATCCTGCTTTACCTGTGGCCATGTATGTAGTCAGGGCATTCTGGTATTCCTTTTCCGTTTTAAAATCTGATCTCTTAGGAGGATCTCCTTTAGTTCTTTTAGTTTTTCCCATGTCGTTTTTGATAACTTATTCTTCTTAGTTCTTTGTTAATTTTCCTCTCCGCTAATACATCGCTCCTATTCCGTAGCTTGGCTTTTCTATATTCGGATACATTAGCTTCAGCAAATCCGCTAATATTTCGTCTCTTAGCATAATTAGTCTCAAAGGTTTCGTTCAGACCTAGGTCATGCAGAGTTACTCCCTGTTTATTATATTTGGGATCAGCCCATTTCTCATTCCAAGGGTCTCCGTTGTTGGGAGCTTCCGAACTCGTGGTTCCCTTTTCTACTTTCCCGCTGTATCTGCTTTAGCTTTTTTACGAGATTCGACGGTACCTTTAAATCCAACTTCTTTCGTATTGCCGTCTTCGTCTATCCTCATGTAAGAATCCTTGCCGGCCTTAATAGCCTTCGATCTAGCCACTTGGTTGGCTCTACCTCTTACTGAAGCCTTTTCTCGCTTAGTTACCTCTTCCTTCTCTTCCTTGCTAGTTGTGGTAGTCGTAGTCGTAGGTGTAGTCTTAGTAGTGGTTACAGGCTTAGTATCTGGTTTGACGTTATTTCTAGCTTCCTTTCTAGCATTAGATTGCTTTAATTTGTTCGCTTTATGCTCAGTAAGGATATTTTTCCTAGTATTTAAAGCCTTAATAGCGACGTCTCTCTTAGCTTTGATTCTGGCTTGTTTCCTAGTCAACCCATCATTTCTGTAAGATTCTTTTGCTTCTTTAAGCTCTCCAGACTTCCTAGAAGTTTTTATAGAACTCTTAGTAGTATTGGCTTTTAGATTGTCTATGACGGACTGGTCCTTAATAGCCGTACCTTTATTTTTTTTCCTTTTCTTTGATTTAAAGAAGTCAGAAATTTTAGAAGGAGCATTATTACGCTTACCTCCACCTTGATTATATAATCCGGTGCTCTTATTCAGTTTCGGTTTTCCCATAACATTTTTATTTTTAATATCTACAAATATAATACTTATTTTTTAACTAATGCCTCCAACGTGATGCACTTCTGGTAATCTCATTCTATTACCCACATTTCCAGGGGTAACTTTCCTAGTGATCTTCTTACGGTCTCTTCTACGTTTGGACCGAGCTTTCTTGGCTTTACTAGATGCATGATACTTTTTGTATTCATACTTATAGTCTCTCTTACCTCCTTTGTATTTACCGTTAGCAGTAGACTTTTTACGCTTGCTACCTTTCTTCCTGGACTTTTCTGACTTACCTCGGTTACTCTTGTGAGATATAAGTCGTAATCCTTTGCTCTTCTTTTTTGCTCTCTTAGACTTAGCCATATTATCTCTTGTTGTTGTTATTCTTATTGGACTCCATCTTATTGTATAGTCCTTTCTTATCAGCTGCTTTATCGTAGTGGTATGGTTCAGTATGTAATAAATTATACAATCCTTCCCCAAACTTTTTCATCCCAGGATATGGTACTCCTCTAGATGTTGAAGCCGCTCCTATCTTGTCCGCCACATTCAATAACTGAGACCCTTCATCAAAGGCCATAATGGATTCGATTAGTTCTTCCATAGTTACTTCTTCCTGCATGACTTCTCCGACTAAATCGAATATAGAACCAGAAGCACTTAATATAGCCGTTCCAGCGGATTCTACAGGAGACAAATTATATTTATATTCTTTGTCTTCTACAGCATAGTTCATCGCATAATTAAATATGTCACCTACTACGAATGCTCCGTTAAGCGGGCCCACAATACCAGCTCTGATTTGAGCTAGCCAAGCATCTCCGACTCCTTCTCCCCCAGATAATATGTTACCTATTGAAGCTTCCTTACTGTCCCATTTTAGTTTAGCATCTATGAACTCATCATCCTCTCCCATGACATATTTGTCTCTGGCTAACACAAATCCTGTAGATACTCCCTGGAATAACTGAGGAAGTAGGAAATGATATATCATCAGTTGCTTCATATTTTCGCGCGGATTACCTCTAGACGCACTCAAATTCCTCATTGCCGAAGCACTATGTCTGTAGTATGACATCGGTGAAGTCTTGTACATGGTCATAAGGTTTGCCATAGGATTCCTCATCGCATTAGTCTTATCAGCCTCACTAGAAGCTTGCTGAGCTAAACGAGTGGTAGACATGAAAGCTCTTTCTGCTTCTTTCTTAGCAGCTTCAGGTTCCATACCCTCGGCTAATGACTTCTTAAGAGTATACTGATATACTGGCCAGCCTCCTACAATAATAGCAGTTTTATCACCTGCAATTACTGGACTCATTAGCATACTAACTAAGGCTTTTCCTACGGCTCCTTTATGAGAAGGTATATTATCGTATTCAGCAGACATTATTTGTCTAACAGCATCATCGAATTCCAATCTATGGTACCTCTGTTTCATTACAGGTAGCTCCGATAGAGTAGACCAGGCCTCTTTTAGATTAGCAAAGTTTTCCTGACCTTCAGTGCCCGGACTTAATAGAGCCATAACACCACTTCGCCATTCTCCCGAAGGCATATCAGCAGAGTAAGCTACAAGAGAGGTTAGTTGTTTAAATGCTAGGGAAGGTTTAGCTGCAAGTGTACCTACTACCCAATCCTTTCTTCTATTCTGTAACCATCTCAGTCCGCTAGACCTACTTTTTTCTTTCCCCATTATATGCATGAGGTGATTATTCAACCTAGCATGAGTACCTTTACCGAAATCTTCGCCTATCTTTTTCTTTATCTCAGCATTATTAAACATATCGTTAAGTTGATTAGCTGGATCCTGGAAAGCCTTAAAGAATTCCATGGACTGCACAAATCTAGACAACATCTCGTTTATATCCTGTTTAGCTATCTCTTGCTTGTTATTAGACTTCTTCTTAAAGTGAGACGAACTGATTTGGCTAGAGACCCTATCGCCTGACATTAGATCTAATACGAAATCTGTAGCTTCTGCGTCCATCTCTTTCAAGGTAGGAGAATAATTAGCCCTAACAGGTAAAGGGAAACCATATATCTCGGTAAACACTGAGTTTAGATTTTTATGACCTTCGTAGAGCTCACCGTTCGCATACTGAGGGAAGAAATCAGATACTAAATAGTCTGCCCATTGTTTTAGCTCAGGTCCCATTTGGTCTAGGATAGCTTTACCTTTGTTTGTTAAGATTAGACTTCCCGCTCTGTCTGCTTCGTAAGCCTTTTTAGCTTCACCCATAATGAGCTTTTCTCCTTTGTCGAGCATATCTTTAGCAGCTTGCAAATCTACAGAGTGTGTAGCCATTAATTTCTCATAATCGTCTTTTGCTTTTTTAATTACACGTTCACGGTCCTTCTTAAAGGCGGCCTTTTCATCGGCAAACTTTATGTTAGGCAGACTCGTCATCGATAAGTAAGTCATCATCTTACTCTTCTTGCCGTATTTACCTACGTTAGCTTTATTATACTCCCATGTTTCGTTCTCACGGTCCGTTATATGGTCTAAAGCGGTCTTTTGTTCTATCTCTATAGTCCTCTTCCCCGTTTTTATAGCCTTATTAATCGTAGCTACTTTGTTATCGTAACCTTTATTTATAGCTGTTTGAGCTTGCTCCACTGTTCTAACTCTCAGTCCTGCGAAGTCTTTACCTAATAATTTGATTTCAGTTTCCAGATATTCTTGAGAACTAAGGAAAGATCCAAAGTCTTTAAAACGTTCTTTTATACTGAATTCCTTCTTTAGGATGCCCATTTTAGATAAGGCAGCTTCGTTAGTAGTATCTAAATACTTTATATATAGGTTAGCTATCTCATTGGGGGTCCATACTTCGTTCTCTCCAATACCATCCTCTGTTTTCCACTGAATAGTTTGCTCTTTCTTATATGCTTTTTGAGTTTCTCTAAGTCTATTTAGTATTCTACCTTCATTCTTAGATAATGGACCCTCTGGACTTAAAGGACTCCATTCTGTTTGCTCAACTTCACCTCCAAGGTTGTGGATTTCCCTCATCTTATGATTTAGAATATCTAATACAGTATACTTACTGGAATACTCTTGTAATTCCGCTTCCTGGACAATATCCATAACGAACTTAGATAGAGGACTACCAAAAGATTTAGAGGTTGAATGGTTTATAGATAGTTCGTCTAATAGAGACCATATATTACCTGTACCCCACTCGACTAAATCGGATACTGATGACCCAAACTTGGAATCCGAATATTCTTTATCTAAACCAAACATCCTAGATAAGAAAGCTTGTCTACCTAATCTATTACCATCACCGTTTAAGACCTCCAGCATCATAGCTTTATTACGAGCTTTCAATTTGCTTTTCTCAGTCTTCTTGGCTTTGAATAACTTACGTCCAAAATCTTCTATCTCGAATATAGCTTTCTTGCTAGTTTCCCAGTTGTTGTCATACTCTTCTTTACCTAAATCTACAGGTCTAAGAACCGATAACCATTGTTTTAAATGGGTTTCGTAATCAGCCCCTGGATTTTTAGCTTCAAAAGCATCTTGAGCAGGTGTAGTTAATGTTTCTCCTTCGGCAGTAGTAGTTAATGCCTTGTAGTCCAGTATCTCTATTCTGAACTGACTGTACATATCATTATACTTAATAAGAGCATCCGCATCTAGCGTTTCATGTGCTCGCATTATATTACCCAGAGCTCTTAGCTTCTCCGCCGTGTCTGGATCGTATTGTTTACCTGAACCGTGAGGTCCACCATCCTTAGATATAAAGGTATTATTTCTAGAGAATTTATCTAAATAGGTCTTGTAATCCGCTATAGTCTTTACTCTGTCTCTACTTAGGAACAGATTACTAGAACTAGGATCAATATTAGCCACGTTAGCGGCTTCCATTAAGTTATCTGGTAGTACATTAGCTGCTCCGTTTTCGAAGTTCTCAAAGGCTGTCTTTAAGAATCCTTTAGGCTTAGCTTTATTTATTATACTATTCTTAATCTGCTTAGTTCCTCTCTCTCCAATTTCCGTACTAGTACCTTTCGATTTAGGGTCGGCTAAGTCTAACCATTTTCTAGTAGACAATGCTACAGATAGATTTGCTTCAACTTCTCCATCTAGTTTTTTGTACGTAGAAAATTTATTTAGTAGAGTTTCTATAGCTTCAAGTCTTAGTTGAGCCTCTCTAGGCGACATATCCTTAATTCTACCATCTATACTGTTTGTCAAATCGAGTAGCAGCATAGCTAGTACACCTTTATCAGTAGAGGTATTACTCTCTTTCTCTCCTATTACTCTTTTGTTAGCATCACTTATAACTTGACGAAACTTCTCTATAAGGGTTTGAGCTACATCTATATCAGGCTCTATCCCTTCGAATAGTTTAGCATATAAAAGTTGACCTTCGAACTTAGCAGCTTTTTCAAATATTTTATAAGCTGAAGTCTTTAAAGCTTTGTTATCACTTTTTAGTTCTGCCAGGTAGTCTTGGTATCTAACGAAGTCGGACCACAATTCTTTGTCAGCCTTTTCTTCGAAATTCATTCTATGGGTAGTTACATCAAAGTTTTTAAACTTATTGTGCAAATCTACCATAGACCTAGGGGTTCCTCGGTGAACTCTACTATCTATAGTACGCTCTCCCTCAAACTTATCCCCTACCATTCTATCCGTCATGCCTCTTTTATCGAAGCTTTCCCACAATTGCTCTGCTCCTCTGGATAGGGTGTTACCATCTACTAGTCGCTCACCTTGTGCCCCTAAAGATTTAGCAACGGATTCGTATAGTATTTTGCCAACTCCTAGTCTTTGTCTAAGCTCAGGCGTTACATAACTAAATACTACATACCTATGAGAATCTTTCATTCCCTCAGATGTAGTTAAAAAGGCTACTACAGTACTAACTGTTTCTCCTAGTTCTCCTTCCGTATCCATGTAAAGAGCAAAACCATCAAATTCTCCAGACTCTGTTCTAGTGAATTTTAGATTTGAAACAATGTCATTAACATCTAAATCGGCTAATGGAGATTCTTCAAACGACATACTCTCTCCTTCAGCGTAGTTGCCTTCTACTACATCGACTAACTTACCTTCTATAGCAGTCTCAGGCAATGAGTTTTCGGTAGAAGTAAACTCCTCTAAAGCATTCTTAGCATTTATATTCTTATTAGCCATTTCCTTTTCTAGGATTTTGACTCTCTCAACTGTATTATTATCTACGTACAAAGAAGCAAAGTGTCGGTTAGTTCGTAGGTTACCACCTGTCCCCCAGCCTACTCCAGTCTCTTTGTTACCTATTACATGTTGAATTTCATGTACGATTATATTTTCGAATCCAGTCGAACTAGGTGCCTCAATCAAATCTGAGTCTAACAGACCTGCATAAGGACTATCGCGTTCTTTATTACCTTTTCCTAATAAGTCCATGGCTTCTCTAGGCGATCTATCGAACGCTTTAGAAAAGTCAGAAAGTAACTCAATGGGTACTTCTACAATTAATCCTTCGCCTACAGCTGCTCCCTGAGCGGTCTTACCAAACTTTATGGTAACCTTAGCCTTATTTAACGCTGGATAATATAACGAGAACGGACCTTCCATTATTTCAGATAGATCACAAGATATAGAATATCCTTCTACTCCCTTTCCTGCTATATAGTCTTTAGCTATACTGTTAATACTTGTAGCTAAACTTGTAAGATTCTCTGAGTTAAGCATAGCTGGCCCAGCAAAGTCCATCAATAGTCCATTGCGATTTTCGAATACACCAGTCTTAGCGAAGATTTCCTTAGGCGATCTACCATCATCTCTTAATTTCCTAGCATACATCATGTTATCCAGCTTCTCAGTTTCTTGTTCTGTCAGCTTGTCTTTCTTAGACAGGATCTCAATTATCTTATGCTCACTTATTAAGTTAAAATGATTTTCGCTAGAGTTAGCCTCGTAATGTTCCAGGCCAATAGATTCATCAAAATTAAGTCTAACGTTATTACGTATAGCTCTAGTCAACTTAGCAGATATCACAGAAGCGTCGGATAAATCCTCCAGCTTAAGCGTACGCATATCCATCCCATTATGTTGCAACCAATCTAACGCAGGATTCTTAAACATCTTTTCGAACGCTACCGATAAAGGTCTAGTGATTCTCTTGTCTACCCTAGTGGATAAAGCTTTTTTGTTTACATCTTGAGCTAACCATTCAGCAAGCGTTTCATTAAGGACTGTTCGCTCTATTTCTTTTGCTTGAGTAGGCGTTAGATCTCTACTCGAGTTACCGTATTGTTTCCTAGCCCACTTCAGTTTTTGTCTGAACTTAGGGTCGGACTGTGCTTGTTTCTCTAGCTTCGCATATTGTTCTGGATGCATCTTTTCGATAGAAGACAATAACGGGTGCATAAGTTCATGAACCATTACCGCTCCTAGTGAAGCCTTGGTTATGTTACTTCCTGCCGTTAAGTCCAAGTGTATTGTACCCTTTGAGCCCATAACAACAGGATTCTTAGAAGCATTGAAGGCAAATTCGTTAGCCTTGGCTATCGCTACCATATATTCCTCAGCCGTAATTTCGCCAGTATTAAACTTCACTATCGCCTCTTGCCTCATCTCAGAGGTTCTTTGTATGATAACTCGGTTAAGAGTTCCGGGGGTGCTATGCAAGGCTATTCTATTACTAATGCTCTCAGGTAATATGTTTATTAACCTCTTAGCCATTTTCAAACCTTTGATGAGCTTAGAGTTATTAGCCCCATCCGCTTTAGCTTGTTCTGCTAGTTTTAATTGTTCCCCTATGTTCGTAGAGCCTTCAATTAGATTCAGAGTCTCACCTGTAAAGTTTCCTTTATCAGCAGCAGATCTCTTACCGCTAGCACTAACTTCAACCTCGTGATTGAATAGCTTCTCTCCAACTTTCACATCGGCAGCTCTTAAACTTTCTACCTCATGCTTAGCTAAAGTCTTCCATTTACCTTCAGCGTTGTATCGACCGAAGTGTTGTTTTATTTCTTTACCTTCCTTATTAGCTGTTACTCTATGGTGTATCCCATTAGCAAAAATCGTCTCTCTAATTATAGGACGCTTTCTATTCTTCAAGTATCTAGCGTGCTCTAATTCTGCAAGTCCCTGTTCTTTTAATAGGACTTCTAAAAATTCCTTTGCACCAAGATTTTCGTTCTCTACTTTATTAAGCAGATCAGATACTGATACAGGCTTACCTCCATGCAATTGGGCTGAAATAAGATTGTACTCTTTCATAAAAGCGGACAGCTTCTTTTGCCAAGCTAAGCCTTTATTATTAACGGTGCTAAGCATATTGACAAGTAAGGAATGTCTCGCACTCGTTACTACACCCAGAGTAGATTCACCATCTGGATTATCGAAAGCTTCTTTATCTATTATTACTCTATTCCAAACGTTATTTTCTGTAGTCAGTTCGAACTTGTGTAATCGTACTAGTCTTTCAGTTAATGCTTTTGCTATTGGATTATTAATCTCATAAGGAGGAGCTTTAAAATGATTTATAGCTTCTATAAGTTCTGATTTTCTATGAGTGAAATCTAGAGTCCATTGATCCTTCATCATTTGTGCACCTGAAATACCATACTCCCCTGTTTTAGGATCGTATGTTTTCCTTCTCTTAAGTATATTACCTATACTATGAGGGTTATAAGATTGAGACACTCCTAGTAAACTGTTCATAGCTAAGTTAAATAGTACTCTTCTTCCCCAACTGTCTTCTGATCCTAAATCTGGATACAATTCATTGAATTTCTCGTTGAATGTGTCGTCATACTTAAGCATTTCCCAGGCACCTCCCATTACGCTCGCCATTTCCATAGAAGCAGTAGCAGTGGTAGCTCTACCTAGATTACCTAATACGTTGTGCTTAAACAGTTCCCCAAAAGCTGCTTTAGGTTTCCACTTACCGAGTATACTCAACGGTAGTCTGTGACCTATCCCAAATCCAAATCCATGACCAGTTTCGCCACCTACAGATCTAAAGGCTAATTCTTCAAATAGTCCTTCCATTAATATAACCTGAGCTTTTTGTGCAGTTGAGACTCCTTCTACGAATCCACCACCTACTCCACCTACTACTCTAGCCCGGTAGAAATTACCTAGTAATCCGTTTGCAGCTATTCCCTCTACCCACTTTTTGGCTTTGGGAGCTTTCTTTAATATTTTTGCAGCATTAACGTAGGCTCCGGCTGCTTCTCCACCACCTATAAGCATAGGATTTATAATTCCTTTAGCAACGTATAGTTTTAGAACAAGAGAACTTATATCTCCCATAAAACCTCCAACTTCTTCAGATAGAGAAATGCCTGTAGCACCTACTTCTTCTTCAGTGGCATTTATACCTAGTTCACCCATGATATCCAGGGCTGCTTGATCTTTTAGTTCGTTAGTACCAAAAATCATAGCGGCCTCTATACTTCCTATTCCTAATCCCTGGGCAAATCCTGCTCCATAATGTTGTATAGCTTCGGATTCGTTAGCTTCTCTAGACTCTAGGAAGCGGTGATTAAGTAGATAGAAGTGGTTTAAAGCATCTGCACGAATACCTGTACGATACAAAGCACTCCTTATAGCGTCGAACTCATCACTTTTACCTTTATCAACTCCCCATATAACAGGAGCTCCAGAATCGGAAGCTTCCTCTGATGATTCCATTGAGTTTTTCCAGTAGTTTTCATATTGCTCTTGCAACTGGTTCTTCAATAGATTTACTTTTAACCACTTGTTTTTAAGAGTGTGTAAAGTTTCCGGATTATCTAAGTCGTAAATATATTGTAACTCGTTGAAAGCGGACTGAGAAGCTTCAGTTGCTTCAGTAGCCATTTCTTCTGTAACCCCTTCTAATGGAACTCCATCAGGGGCCCTAAGGAATCCTCCAAAGCCTAATGCGTTTCTTAAAGCTAGAACTTCTTCTCTTTTCTTATTGTAAGCTGCAGAATCTGTAGGGTCTAAATCCTCTAAATCACTTTGAGCTGTATACAAAGCATGTAAGTCAGGCTCTTCGGTTTGCAACTCTGTAACTACTTTTTCCTTGGTATCGTTAAACAGATTTGTGAAAGCAACATTTTTAGCTGTCAAGTCTGTAGGGTTATACCACTCTGGCTTTATTAGAATATTTTTCTCTGCCTCTTTCTGTTCTGCTATCCTGCCTTGGAATACTGCCTGGAAGGCCGTTTCTTCGGCATCCTCATTCCTTTTGTATATGATACTCTGCTTATATTCAGCTCTGTAAGCGTTTCGAAGCTCTTGTAGATCCTCTTCAGAATATATATTACTCTTAGTAAGATATCCTTTTTCTAATAACTCAGCTTGGCGTTCGGCCGCTAATTGACGCTGTATCTCTTTATCTATATAAGAATCAAAATGCTCGTCTGTGCCTTTTTCGCCTTCGTGTAACCACTTTTCTATGTTAGCTTCGTTTACCTGTATATTGTCATCAGGATTTAAAGCATCAATACCTAAGAAAGTTTCCCCTTCATATGTATAGTCGTAATCTATTTCACTATAAGCATTTTTGGTGGCAGCAGCTGTCTGATTACCTGTGAGCTCTATATCTAAAGCATTAAACACCTTAGCAGAATTCTTCTGGTTTTCCAAACGTTCTTCTACCCAACTCTTCGGAGGCTCCTCTGCTTTCTCTGCTATTGCTATAGATTGCTTATTAGCTTTGTTCTGGATTTCTCTTTCCTTGTACATCTCTATTATTGCAGCCACATCTGCAGGGTCCGCGGATACATTAAGCTTGTAGGCTTCAACCTTAGCTTTCAGTTCTTCACTCAATCCAGTAGTATCGTCTACCAACCCAGACACTACAGAATCTGGAGTAAGAGTTAAATCTTTTTCATCATCTATTACGCTCATGTGCTAATTTTTAAAGTCCTAAAAGTTTTTCTGCTGCTATAAACCATTCTGCTGGAAGTTGTCCAGAGCTGTGGATCTCTACTAATTCCTCTCTAGACAATAATCCTAAAGTGTGTTCAGGATCACTCATATTACTGAAGTTGTGATTTGTCAATTGTTCCATCTTACCTTTTATATCATTAAGAGGCACTAACATGGTATATTCAGCATTACCCTCAGAGGCACTTATCTTGAATTGTCCAGATACAGCCGAGCCGTAAGATATCATTTGTTCCCAAGTATCTGGGTGTTCTTCCTTAAGCATTGCTAATAATTCATCTGTAAGGATAGCACCTTTCTTAAGGTTAGAATTGAAAGCTTCCTCATTACGCTCGTCCCAGGTGAAAACTTTTCCTGTTGTTCTACTGGATCCAACTTGAGAATGATTAGGGAAATTAACGGCTACATTAAGCATTGGAACCATGTTCAGAACTCGCTCTGGACTGAAATTACCTCCTACGTCTAAACTATGATGAGTATGATTTATAGGCTTACCTTTGCTTTTACCTGATGCATATTCACCAATCTGTCCTAGTATTATTGCTCCAGCATTTGCAGTAGGAGTATAGTCCACTGTAACCAATGCTCCTTCAGCTGACTTCTCTATGTCGTATGCTAAGTGACCAAAACCTGTGTTATCGGTAATTCCTACTTCGTACTGATTAGGCTGGTTCTTGTCGTATTTAGTAACATCAGTATCGTAACGACGTTCTCCTTTGACTGTAGGACTTCCTCCTCTAGAAACTGTAAAGTTAACAACTCCTTTAGCTTTAACATCTTCATCAACATAACCAGCTGCTCCAGTCTCTTTTGCATTTGCTGCTTCCCATGCTTTAACAGAACTCGTTTCTCTCTTAACCCATGCATCTAGTACATCGTCTTCGGTATAGTTTGAAGGGTAACCGGCAGATTTCATATATTCTGCCACCACTTCCATATCATAGTCTGTAAATGTATTGAGTTGGTCTTGCATGTACTCCCTTAGGTTGTCCTCGTTAGCGAAAGTTCCATCACTGTTTTCTGTAACATCACTGGACACATCTCCAGGTACCATAAACACTTTGTCTACATCCGGTCGGCCAAGGGTAGGTTTAGATCCGGTTCTTTTAGCAGGGTTATGAGTATTACGCTTTCTTTCAGAAGCTGCTGACATAGCCTCATCTTGATACTTAGCATCCATAGCCATCTTTTCAATTCCATCAGGAGGCGAATTAGGATAGGTTTCTTCTAAATATTCCATTACGTACCCCAGGAAATTAGGACTTTCTCTACCTCCCATCTGTAGTATAGCCCCATTTATATCAGTCTCGTTTGATTTAGGATTATTATGCAATATGTCGCTTACCATCTTTGTATAATTCGGTTCGGCTACAGGTTTCATTATATTCTCGAAGTTCAAGTCCTCCCACTCAGAAAGTAGAATGTTATCGTCTTTACCTTCTTCTTCGTTCCATACCGCCACAGTAGCGTTACCGTTCTTATCGAAACCAAACCTGTCAGGGTCTTGTACTGTTTCATTAAGTCTACCCCACTTCTCTTGCAAAGCTTCATACTCATCCGGAGAGAAATCTAAATCTCCCTTTGCATAAGCTTCTTGGAAAGTCTGGTAGTAACTCATGGCATTATTCATCTTCTTTATACCTGATATAGAAGATTTCTTTAGATTAGAATACATAGAAGCATTCTTTGGATTGTATACATCCGACTTATTACTTAAAGAGGCCCCGAAGTTAACGCCTGTGTCTTGTAATAGACCGTTTAAAGAATTGTAGACTTGTCCGAAAGACTGATTAGCTTCGATCTGTAACGCCTCCGGAGTGAACGTACCTCTATCAATCTTCTCCTGCTCTTTCATCTTCATACGAAGAGCTTGCCTATTCTTGACGGCTGCATCGAATCTTTGAAAGTTGTTTTTAGAATTTGCTGTTACCCCTGAATTAAATGGGGCTCTGGTATATGGGTCTTGTTTAGGCATATCTTTATTAATTTCTCGGTCTCCACCCGTTTTCTATATTCTGTTCATATGTCAGGCTCTCATCATAGTCACCGTCTGGGGCTCCTGTCCGACCCGGTCGCGCGTTCATATCTGCGAAACCATCCTCCTTGTCACCGCCACCGCCGCTTGGCATTCCGCCCATGCCCATAGTTACCGCAGACATTATAGTGTCATCTATGGCACCTAATCCCTGACTAGCTCGTTGCTTACCTTGTTGTATAAGATTCTTAGCCTCTCCACGTTGACCTAGGAAGTCGTTCCACTTCTTATCCATAACACTTACTTCTTCTGTCCTGAAAGTTTCTCGGGCTCCACTCTTTTTGCTATCCATAAACTTCAGTAGTTCCATATCCGACTTTAAACCGGCGTCTGTACTAGCACTTGAAACTTTAGCCATTGCCAGAGGATTCCTACCGGAGGCTCCGACTACATTAGCTTGGCGTTGAGCTTGGGAATTCTTCATCATATTGACCATACTTTTGTCGTAAGGATTAAGCAGGTTCTCACTAGCTATAGTCGATATTTTAGGGGTAAGAGCTCCTCGACTAGCCTCTATATTTGCTAAATCAGCTTTACCTTGTCTTTTGTCTTTGATTCCTCCAAAGATCTCATTGATACCTTGTAAACTCATAAAAATTTATTTATACGAATATATTAATTATTTTTGTAAGATAGCGCACTATACTCTACATCTGCGTTGATAGAGTACAAACTAGTGTCCATCACCCCTTCATACGACAAATCTATAGTTGCATATACCCCTCTAATTCTCTCCCCCTCGTTAGTCGTATCTGTACTAGCTACTTGCACTAAAGCATGGTCTTCATAATTGGCCCAGGTGTTACCAACAGGTGATACAGTTAATACATTGGCGTTAATCTCTGTTATACTAAAGTAGATGTAAGCGATTCCATTGGTTAGAGCGTATATAGGTAAATCTAAAATAAAGTTGTATTCCCCGTCCTCAGATAATGTAAGCTCATAGTCATCTACTACTACACTTTCTGCTATACCCACAATGTCTAAAGGAAGGTCTTCGTAGTCCCCTGTTCGAGTACCCGGCCTTATAGGTAAGTAATATACGCCCTCTTTCTTCTCAAAAGAACCCGTCAGGAAGGATGTAGTGTCCGGAGACTTCAGCATACCCGGATTCCAAGCAGAACTACCTTCTAAAGATAAGTTGTTGAAAATCTTAACGGTGGAAGGGTTAGCATTAAAAGCGGTTTTAATATAACTCTCTTGAGGCTTATCGTAGAATGACAGCACAGTTAGACCTTGATTATGTAAGTAAGGATAGGCTCCGTTGAAACTATACATATTAGAACCTAGCCTAGAATAGCCCTCCGGTCCGTAAGTGTAGAAAGACACAAACTTATTTAAGCCTTCATAGAACCCCAAAGGATTCACCGGAAATATATTCCCATCTCCATGTGTTCTACTAGTTGGAGCATATATAAATTCAGAAGAGGCTGGGTCAATACCAGAGGTATTCATAAAGAAATTCTGTTTCTCAAGTACCTCGTGATAATCATGTGCACCTAACACATGACTATGTTTTCTGAAGAAATCTGTGAAATAGTGCTTCATCCCGTTGTTAGAGATAGCTGTTATTCCATTGGCTCCTAGTCTACATATTTCTGCTCTAACAGGATCCGCAAAATATACGTTAGATCCATGCATCTGCACACTCTCACCCGCAAAGGCTGGGCCATGTTCCCCGGCATAAGGGGTAGCTTCTGACAATATCTTATCGCTTAAAGCGACATTGCTATCACCCGTAGCACCCATTAACAATTGTTTCTGGACCATTACTCTACTTACCTTGTTTCGTTGGAATAGTAGTAAGTCAGAATCTCTTGATAATACTTTCTCTATTGGCCCATAAGATATAGAGAATTCTTTGAACGGCATGTCTATAGGATTGAACTCACTCAATCCATTTACATTAGATGAAGGTAAGTAAGCACCTGAATAGTATACTGTAGTAGGCCTAGTCTCTGCTTTTACGTAGGGATTGAAGGCATGTTTTCTTCCTTTGTTGTAAGATTCGGACGAGATGAAATCATTTATGAATGTCCCTTCTGCAACTCTAGGAGCAAAGTGGAGTAAGTTTAAACTTTCTCGCTCATGCACCATTAAACGACCTTTAAAATAAGTATCTCCTTTTCTGAAGATACCTGAAGCAGGCGTTCCTATACTAATATCTTGATTAACAGCTCCTGTGTGATATCTAGTGCCATCTGACACATTCTTTTCGATCGGTAATTTATCGGTTAAGCCGTAGTAATATACTGGACCTTCCTCTAATTTCTTCTTAGGGTTGTATATTTCGAAAAAGAGACGTCTGTAGCCTCCATCGGTATTTACAGTGACATCCTGATATCTGAAGGTATCCACGCTCGGAGCATCAAAAGATATATAATACCCTTCCATGTATTTCTTACGCCATACCGGGGATTCGAACTTAGATTCCCAAAAACCTCTAGTAGGATTACTGATAGCCGGATCTAAATCTGTCTCCTCAGTCATATATGAATACACTCGAGCCTCTTGTATGGGAATGTCTATATATTCATTTATGATACCTCCCGAATTACTTATGAACCTTATTCTATCTCCTTCACCAAATACGTAGTCTATTTTTGGTGAACCCTGTTTCATATAACTATATTGGGACCCCTTAAAGGAATTTAGATTTAGGTATATCTTATTATCACTAGGATTACTCAGGTTTGTTGCAACTCTTTCGGATGTGAACTGTAAATAGTCTTCTACCGAAGTGTTTCCTGAGTAAACCCATTTATACCATTCAGCCCAAGCAGGAGGTGCGTGGTCAATTGCCCATTTCATTACGGGTAAGCCTAAATTATCAGTCTGACCAGTAGCATAAGATTCCGTGCCTAGTAGGGTTGTTCTCTCAGTTAAGAATTTAACATAAGGATTCAGGGTCTCGCTTTTATTGACGAAAGACACCTGGTTTCTGTTATTACCATATACCAATCCAAAATTATGGAAAGCTCCGGTTTTAAAAGCCGTTTGAGTAGGAGGTATAGTGTGAAAAGCAGATACATGGTTAAAAGTAAACTTTCTAAATCTAGATAGAACAAGTAAATCAAAACCGTGGGCTTGTCTAGAAGTGGCTCTAAAGTATACATAAACGGTTTGACCAGCTAGCCCGTCTGCGGGATTACCTGCTTCAGAGTAGAATGTTCCGTCATCAAATACCTCACAACCTTTCCAAGTGTCAGTTATTTCGTAGCCTGCTGGTTGTCCCTCACTTATGTTTACATCAGGTAAGGCCGCAAAAGCCGCTGCAATGGAGGCTCCAAACTGGGCTAGAGTTGTAGTCGGGTTATCTATAGATACATTTACACCTTCCCAAGCATGTCCCATACCATATCTAGTCGCTCCAAGATCACCGCTCAACCCTGAAAATGTCGACCCATGCCTATAGATAAACATCATATTTCCGCTGGAAGTGAAGGAGGTACCTAAAGGAACAAACCCACCTTCTACAGGGCATTGACTTAGGTCAAACTGAGCTATCACTCTGGCTCTTTGCCACATATCTCTTTGAGCATTACTAGCATCATCCCACCCCTGACTACCTGAAAAAATTGATCCATTATTACCAGGCCACGTTATAAGAGCATTGTCGTCATCAAGACCGGGGCAAGGATTGCTAAAGTTATAAGGAGGAGCTAGATTGTCTAAATCCATATCCGATCCTAATGTACTCTGATCCCCTTCATGTAAAGCATCAGGAGATCCCCAGGAAGTTGCCTCAGAGGCTGGAATTTGATTTATATATGCTTGTATTCTAGACCCCGTAGTAACAGGAAAGCTCTCTCCAGCAATCCCATACTCTTCATCATCCTTGCTAATATATGAGGCGTTAACCGCAGCTTTCATTTCACAGGCGATGTCAAAACCATCTGTTACATTTGCATATAACATACTGCTGCTGTCTATAACGGTTTGAGTCTCAGCTGTATGAGGGACCCAATCATATAATTTTTCGCCATCTCTAGAACTTAGCATCTGGTATATACCGTCGTTGTAGAATACAATCTCGAACGAGTCCCATGGGATAGCTTGATTAGTATCGCGGCCTGGCAGTAACTCTTCAGTACAAATATTAGAATACCATCCTTTAGTTTCTATAAGTGTCCATGGAGCGTTGTTTCCCTCCCTAGCATATACTTCAATAGCTTTTATATTAGTAGGTCTAGAACTTAGTACCTCTGGTAAACCTTCATGGGGACTGTGCACTAAGCCAGTACTACTACTTCCTGTGGTGCCCGAATCGGTATTCCACGACTGTAGATTATCCTGTCCATCAGTCATGTTAGGTATGGTAATGGTGATGCGATTATCAATAGACTGTGCATATGAACTACCTACTACAGAATTCAGTGCTAGCTGTTCTGGTACTTCTATGTTTGATATTAAGGATAGAGCAGATAGTTCGTCATCATCATACAAATATCTGTAAGCGAATTGCCATACTCCAGTGAACAGGTCGTTTTTCTTTCTAGTGCTATCGGTGCTATATAGATGAGTAGGCTTATCTCTAGGACCTCTCTTGTGCACGTTTATGTATTGTTCTTTTACGTGCTTATATATATTACTAAAAGCATCCGGCCAATAAGCAAGCCTAGGATCTAAGGGGTATGTATAGCTGCCATCTATAGTATCCCACGCGGCCACTTTCCATAAGCTACCGGGAGTAGCAGGAGAATTGCTTATAAAATCCTTACTTATTACCGCTGATTTGCCATCATCAGATACTGCTTCGACTACTGCATATCCATTGTACTCATGATACGAAAATCCTGGATCTTGTTCTACGAAGATTACGTCCTCAGCTTCTAGATCTAAGACATCGTTTGATATTATTACTAGGCTGTCTCCATAGGAATTAAGTTCAGTCGCAGCCGTTGCACTGGCCATGTTGTTATCTGTAAAAGTTTTTCTATGAGAATCATGAGTGTAGAAAGCATACCCCAGCCTAGCCTTTTTTATGTTTAATTTTTTAGGCGTACCTACTCCGGTCGTCCACGTTAAGAATGTACTATTAATAACATCTATACTGTGAATCTTCTTAACCTTATTTAGGTTTAGAATACCCTCTGGTCCTTGAAATTCCTCAAATATTATATTTATTGTATTCTGTACTTCATCGTACTCTAGTATCCAATCTCTATGCTCTTTATCGGTGGTACCTGGTATCTCTGACGCAAACCAGTATAGTTTCCTGGAAGATTCATCCCTAACCGTACCCGTACACACAACAGCAGTAGGTTCTGCATCTCCGATGGAAGTGAAAGGAAATTCAAAGGAAGCACCTACACGGACTGTACTAGGAGTCGGACTTATGGTACCTGCATCACCTTCTTCTCCATATAAATTTCTTATATTCTCACCATGTATATACTGATCTGGTGCTAGTAATCTCTCATCTACATCTTTATTCATTCCTCCACGGAACGTTTTCTTATCTATAGCCATCGATTAGTGTTTAGGTGATTGTCGTTGATGCTTTCTAGACTGAACTAATGCTTCGTCTTTTGTCATCCCTTGCGATCTAGCTCTAGCTAAACGCTTCTGATTGTAGAAATCCTTCTTAGCCATATCCTTATCAGTAGCAGAGAAGTCTCTTTTGTATTTTATATGAGACCAGTATATGTACGTTTTAAGAGCCTCGGATAGGAACGAGTGTATTTGCACCTCAGAATCAGAATCGACGTTCCCTAAGCCATCCGTAATGTACTCTAGGACTAGTTGTGTTCCCGATATATTAGATGATAACTCAATAGTATTAGCTTCTCTGTTCAATCTGTATTCTCCGTGAGTATTCTGACCTCCGCCTTTACCATAAGAAGGACTTCCTCCCGTAGTAGTATCACTACTTGGTACTAAGGAATTCGGGTGAATAGCTCCCATATATAAATCGTTGTTTTGAGCTAGATACTCTATCTTACCATCACTACTAGGAATTCCCACTTTAACATAGCTAACAAAGTCAACAGGTAATAAAGCACTGTTGGTGGCTGTATTAACAACCAGTAAACTAGTTTTAACGTGTCTAGCAGTATCGAAAGTTAATTCTCTCAATCCAATACGAGCTAGTTCAAAGAATCTGAAATAAGAATGCTCCCCAGCTAATTCGAGTTGTAACAGCAAGGACTTAATAATCTCGTCTAAAGAAGTATACATTATTGGTCTATATTATCATTTATAAAATCCTGCTTAACGGCGTTCATTAAGTTATACAGTTCAACTACAGACTTGACAATGCCTTGTTCATCACCAGGACTTAGAGGATATAGATCATCGTCACCTAAAGAAGCTGACATAGCTATTAAACCTACTATTGCTTTCTTAGGAGCATTTTCTCCACCGAAGAATAATCTACTTCCTATACTAACGTAGTAATCCTTATTAGCTGCCTTAAAGCTAGGCATGGAGGCATACATAGCTTCTGTACCCGCACTAAGCTTAGCGTAAGTCTTTGATAAATCTCCAGCATCTTTAACGTACAAAATTCCTGCTTCATCAGGTAAATCTATAGGAGTTGTATCTAATGTTATACTTTTCTGTTTACGAGGAATGTCCATTGATGTACCATAAGATTTCTCTGATACATAACTACCTAATACAGAGTGTCCTGCGAAATCTTGAGAAGTTATTTGACGTAAGCCTTTGTAAGACTGTACTAGTTTCTCTTGTACCATATTATCGCGTTCACTGTCAACGTGAAGCATTATCTCTCTAATATCTATATCTGTATCCGTAGTTATATCTCCGCCTTGTAGAATTCTTAGAATCCTTTCAGCGATTTGTTTTCGACTAGCCATTGTTATTTACTTGTTAATTCGTTAGTAGCGTAGCTTAGTACTTCTCCGTCCTTCATATGAATGCCCATAAACTGTAGCATCTTATTCATAATCTTAGGATGTTCTGACTTAGGAGCCATAAGAGCTGTAGATGTAGTGGTATCAAAGTACCCAACAACTCCGGTTGAGTAATGACCCACAGCAGGTACACTAGGACGAGCAAGGTATACTACTCTATAAGTTATTTCGTCCTCTCCAACTGCGCTTGTATAAAAGTTTAATTTAGTTTCCGGTGTATCCGGGACTCCATCTATAAAATCTAGGGTTGGAGCAATTGTATATATAGGTTGTGTTTTGGTTGGACTGACAATTGAGCTATTTAAAGTCTGGCCTAATTCAGAGTGTCTTATGAATTTGACTGCGTATGATCCACTGTATACTCCTACTACGTGCATGCAAGCTACATCTAAAGCCACACTCGATCCTATTCCACTAACTTGACGTAAGTAAGGGGATAAAGCATCTGTACGCTGTGAGTCAGATTCTACTCCACGTTGTATCTTGTTAGGAGCAAGACTATTGAAGTAGTTGTCCTCGAATATTTCCAACTCTGCCTGCTGTAGTAAAGTATTGAACTCAGAAGTCTTAAGGTAACCCTTTTGCTCTTTGTTCGTTATAGCATTAATAGTCTTAAATATATGGTTAACGTCGTTCTTTGTTGACATAATATCCTATTATTTTATTTATTACAAATATACAAAAAAAAGTGGGACCAACTTAATGACCCCACTCCAATTATAAAATAAGTATATATATTTTATTATCCTATTATAGCATTTAATCTATTCTCTAGGTCATTCTTGAATTCATCAAAGCGATTTTCATCCTTTAAATACGTCACCAAAGCTTCAAATGGGTCTTGTCCCAGAGGTATAGCCATGATAGATGCACCAGTTTCCCACGCGATTTCAGTAGAAGTCAACTTTATAACTCCATATTCGATAGCCATCTTGCAAGTTCCTTTGAACATCGCTTCCTTATTATCGAATAAATTAATGAAAGCCTTTGGATTCTTAACAGCTAAACTCTTTAACTTGTATCTAATCTCGTCTAATGAAGCATTAGTATTGATATTTAGATACTTAGCTATAGGAATAACCTTATCGATAGGGGCTCTTAAAGCTAGTGTACTAGCCTCCAGTATAGTTACCTCTTCTTCCATAGATTTCCTAGCTACTACTACAGCACTAACTTCAAAAAATTTAGCAGGTGCATCAGTTATCCTGCTTGCATTACTACTATTCATATTAGACAATCTCATATATTCCATGAAAGCTGGGTCGTGAGGCATAGCCACTACCACTCCCTTCTCAAACTTGACCATAACAGCTTTAGCTAGCTTTGATTGTTTGTCTACATATATACTGCTTTCTCCTTTACTATATCTTATCATTCGTCTCTCTTTTAGTTGAGGATCATAGATATAGTCCTCGGCTAGGAAGAAAACTTCAGCTTGATACTTTTTGGCCCCATTACGAAGCTTCTTATGTTTTATAAGTTCGAAAATTACGGGTCTTTCTCTTTCTAATTCTTTATCGTAAGAACTTTTCCAAGCCTTAGCATATAAATCTGAATTAGTATTTCTTTGAACGGGTGCAGCCATAACTGGACGTTCGGTTCTTCCCTGTATAGGGTTAGCGCTTGGAGTAGCACTACTTACTTTTTTAGCCATTATATTTTGTTTAATTTAATTAAAATAAAAAGAGAGCCCCGAAGGACCCTCTAATAATAATACTTCTTAGATAGAAGAAATCATGAAACGATTAGCTCCAAATACTTGAAGACCACGCTCTGTTCTGTAGTGACAGTTTAAAGCATCTTCAGTTGAATTTGGATTCTGTAAAACCGCTGAACCTGTTAACCAGTGCTCCATCTTACGAGAATAACCATTAGCTTCTCTAAAGCGAACAGCTAAAGCCGGTAAGTTTGTTCCTGATTTAGGGTCTTTACTTACTCCTGCAGGTACAAATAAAGCTTTGTTACGGTAACCTAAAGATCCACCCATTCCTCTGTCGTTAAACAAATCATAGTTTTTCTTATGGAAAGTATAACCAGCACGAGTGAATGAATTAAAACCTAAGTTTAAAGCCATATCCTTACTGTTATTAAATGCTCCCCAGTTCTGAGCTCCAGAAATAGCAGCTGCATTGTTCTTAGAAGCCATCCAGTCATCGATAGCCATGTTGTAACTAAGACCACACCATGCAGTGTATTCTTTAGCTCCACGTTGCTTATCGAATGCATCGATCCAAGCATCAACTGTAGTATCGTTGATTTCACCAGCAGTAGCACCAGAAGCTAAATCTTCAATACCGTCGTTAAGGATAGAAGGTAATAAACCAGCATATCCAGTAAGACTTGAATCTGCGTCAGAAGGATCAGCTAAACCAGTAGCTTCTTCCATAAACATCATCTGAGCTTCCATATAATCAGCGAAACGTTGACGTGTGTCATTTTCACCTTTTAAATACCATACGTAACCAGATTTGCCTGTAGCTGGGTTATTTACTTTTACATAAGTAACTTGAGTAGCATCAGATCCTGAAACTGCATACGATTCTTTAAAGATCGCTGTACGTCCATAAACCTTGTCTACTAACGGTTCAACTCCAGTAGGTTGTTTAGTACCTTTACCGAATTCTAAACCAATTACTACAAACTTAGCAGCGTTGTATTTAGCCGCATCTGTAGCCTGAGCAAATACACCAGAATAAGGAGCAACTGTAATAGTTGTGTTATCCGCAGCCTTAGCTGTAATAATACAAAGTTCTCCAGCTAAATCAGCCTCTTGGAACTTGATAACTGCATTCACACGCAGTTGTTTACCTAGAGCAGCTGTAATCGCTAGTGTTCTAGTAGCATCATCAATAGCTATAGTACCAGTCGCGTTATCATCAGCAGCAGGAAGAACAAACTCTTCGTGTAACATACGCTCTTCAAAGTGCATGAACTCGTCAGAGCCTACAGCTTTCTCAGCTCCGATAGCTTGCAAGTAGCCTTGAAGACCTTGCATTCCGTATCGCTTAATTAATGTTTCGTCAATCTCGTGCTTTTGTAAGCCGATTGAACTGATAGTTGAAGCATCAACATAGTTACCTTTTGTTGCAACTGGTTGTGAAGAAGGTTCGAAACCTGCCATCTTCATGTTATTTAATCCGTCAATTTGTGCCATTAGTGTTGTATTTATTATTAATAGTCGTTATTTGCTTTCATAGCCGCTTGTATCTGCTGAGCCATTGATGGTGCCTCAGATCCAGCCGGTTTTGAATCTTGTCCCCCATAAGAAGGATTTTTCAATTCCTGAACAACTTCTTCAGTTCCTTGAGATTTATAATGATTAGCCACGGACTTAACTATAGAGTCAATGTTGTTTAGTATGAACATATCAGTATTAAGACTGTCATAATCCCAGTTTCCGTCTTCACCAACGTACTTGCCAAAGAAATTATCTAACTGGCCTACATAAGCATCTGCGGCGGGTCTATTATCATCGTTGATGGCAAAAGTGAATTCTGCACCTTTATCATCAATGTCAAACGTTAAACCTTCTATCGCTTGCATATCTTCTACAACGTCTGAGTAGAACTGATTCTGCTCTGCAGTCACTTGTTCTGATACAGCTGCATCTGCGGCTGACTCGGTTGTAGGAGCTTGGTAATGAGCTTTGAATTGAGATATCTCATTCTTAGACTTGATAGCTTCCTTCTTTAGTGCAATTTGACCGAATCTCTTTTCTGAGGAATCATCTGCTGCTTCCAGCTTGTATGTTTCACTCATGAAGAATTTCAAGTCTTCTTTTGATAAACCTGGGTTATCACGCTCTAGCATGAATAACACAGCTTCTTCATCCGACATTTCGTCAGGTTGCAAAGATTGAGTAGTCATATAATCCTCAACGCTTCGTCCAGTCTCCTTTATGTAATCATTTATCTGCTGTAACGTTTCGTTAGCAAATGGTGATTCCGGGGTTTCTTTAGAATGACGCTCAGTTATATAATCCTCGTAAGCACTAAAGTCGTTAAACTCTTGTCCGTATCTTTCAGACAACATCGCACTTAGTAAATGCTCATCCGTCATTTCTTCTTCTTCACCTGAAGCAATTTCTGCATCTAGGGGAGCGTCATGATTTTGTTCGGTTGAGATTGGCTCTGCGCTAGCTGAGTTGTCTGAATCTTCAGTATTTGAAAGAACTTGAGGAGTCTCTTGATCTGCATCTAGGACCCACTCTGGTTGTGGTTGATCTTCTACCATTTTGATTTGATTTAATTAATTATTGCAAATATATGCATAATTTTAAGGATTAGGAACATTTACCGCTGTGATTTTGTTTATATTATAAAAAAGATCGGCTAGTGCTCCGCTGTTGGCTTCTATTAGAGCCGTATGTAACTCAGCTTCTAATGTGTCTAGATCAGTTATTTCAGTAAACATATCTACTGTAGTAGCGATGCTGTCTATCCCTGTATCTATCCCAACTATATCTACTGTACCTAATGTAAACTTAATGTACCCATTGTCATAATACAATCTGACTTGTTCTGAAAGACCTACTATAGATCTTTCAACTCTATCAATTCTGGAGTAAGGTATAGACATCGAAGATCCCTCAATTTGGACCTGTTCAATCGTAGATGATATATCAGCGGGTACCGTAGAGGATATAGTGGGTATATCCGATGATCCTGAAAGTCGTTGTAATCTAAACTCTAAAGCTGTATCGGTTGCATTAGTACCTATTAATATATTGTTACTTCCACATGAAAGATACAGGTAGTCTACTATACCATCTACATCCTTAGTAACAGAGTCTATAAGTATATCTGAACCGTCGAAATTTATATTAAGTTCGCCTGTCACTGAAGCGGCTAAAGTATATTTAACTATTTCCGGTGTAGGTGCAATATTACGTATACGTATAAGTCCCATTATATAAGAGTATCTAGTGGAGGCCCAGATTGTTCAGGTTGTCCAGGTTGTCCAGGCTGTCCCGGTTGTTTTGGTTGCTCGTTAGGACTTGCTAATCCTTGCATCATATCCATAGGCATCTCTTCTGTTAATCCCGATAACGGATCCGGAGATAATGGTTGTCCACCCATTGGTGAATCCATACCAGGTAAAGCGATTCCATCGGTAGGAGGTGAATTAGGCATCAAGTCTTTTTTACCCGCATTAGCAGTCTCTTGTACCTTATTACTACCCTCTACTTTGATTTGCTCTTTGTCTGTTAAGCCTGAATTCTCAAGAGTCTTAAGTTCCATCTTCAACTTATATTCCAACTCTAAGCGCTCCATTTCGTGTTCGTGCTTAAGATTTTCCAATTCAGCGCTGGCTTTAGAATCAAGTTCTTTACTCTGAGCTATAGCTTGTTGCTGAGCCGCGGCCTTCTGTTGTTCTAATTGCTGAGCTCCCTGCATCTTCTGCTGCTCCGCTGCTTGAGCTTCCTTTAGATACTTACCTCTTCTTATTACTAAGGTTTGGTTAGCCATCTTAACATTCTTTATAGATCTAAGGAATATAGCATCCTCCAGTCTAAGTTCTTTCTGCTGAAGAGACATTTGTATATTCTGTTCGAACATCTGGCGTTCTTCCTCATCTGGAGCCATTTCTATATCTAGTCCAAATTCATTCAAATGAAAGTCTTTACCTATAGATATACTTTCGACTACTGCTTCGCCTAACATATTAATGTATTTCTTCTTCAACGGGGAATACTTTATAAGATCTTGTAATCTTAGTATAGTATGTTCAGCAATCCTTCGTGTTATACTTAGCTCTCCTTTATTAATATGCTTAGTAGCATTATTAGAAGCCATTAAAGCTAGTTTCTGTGTACCGATCAAAGCTTTGTTAGAAGGCTGTGTAGCATCTCTAGCTTCGTTTATACCGGTTACATCTCTTATTACTTGTAAATTGTGATTGTATATAGCTATTAGACTTTGCATGTCTTTACCTATTCCATTTTCAAGCTCTTGAATTGGTAACGATTGGGACTGCGTACCCTCATCATCTTGTCTACGGTAATATATGTTACCAGTTTGGTCATATATATCTTGTAACTCTAATGGAGTGAAAGTAGCACCATCTCCTTTACCTACGTTTTCTAGAGAGCCTAACTCGAATGCAGCCCCTTTAGGTCTAGCCTTAGCTATAACCAGTTGCATCTTTAAGTGAGCTAGTTGAATCTGATCAGCAAAAGGAATCATTCTTTCTACTAAAGATTTACCACTCGACTTATGCACATTAGGTATATATACTATATAAGGACATGGTGTATCATCCAGTGTAGATGTCTTACGTACCATATTCTTAGCAGGACCATAACCTATTACATGTTCTGTACCTACTAAATATATACCTGTGTAGTATATAGCTGCTGGTTGCTCTACGATTTCTCTTTTGAACTTAGAGCGTTTAGGAGCCTCGTATCCATCTTTCTTTCTATAGATGTTTGAATGTCCATGCTTGTTCTCTTTCTTCTCGTAGACTACGTTATAATCACTTTTAAAGCAACCATCTAAGACCTCTATAGTAAACATATCATAATCATATTCGTCGTATCCCAGGGAAGCATTGAAGTTGCTGCCTGATCTAAAAGAAGATGGATTATTATCTCTACCTGCGTATCTTCTAGCTACCTCTTCTAGCTGAGGTTCGCTTAACTCAGAAGGACCAGCTAATCGTCTGATCTCTCCGATAGTCATACGTCTGATTTCACCCGCATGGTATAAGTCCTTGCAATCTGGAGCTTTACTGTACGAATGAATAAAGTTGGAGGGATCTACATATGTATGCTTAATACCCCTGACAGGGTCGGTGTGAGTTTTAGCCACAGCCATATTACATACAGTAAGATCCCTTATAAGTTGAGCACGAATTTCATCGTAATCATTAAGAGCTTTTATAGCTGTAAGAGCTTGTTCCATAGCCAATTCATTCTTCTGCTTGTAATTCAGATTCATGAACAGATCTAATTCTTCGATAGATTCAGGACCACTAGCTTTTTCTTGCGTAGGCTGGTCGGTTATTCTAGCAAACTCTTCGTTGTAATCTTTGTTTATCATTTCGACAAACATCTTATCTTTATCCTTAAGACGCTTGTTCAAAGATGTAGTATCCATAGCGGTTACCTTCATCTCGTATTCCTGTTCTACTAATCCGTTAACTATTACATCTACGAACTTTGGAACAATACTTAATATATCCCAGTTAAGGTTCATATAAGACTGGTCCCCACTAGAATTAAGCATGCTACGATACTTGCCATCTCCTTGAGTACCATTAGCATAGGCTCTGGCTGTATCAAATCTTCTCTTCTTTCCTTTGATAGAAGAAGATCCTTCTCCCTGCCAGTCTTTGTACATACCCTGGAAATACTTCAAGCCATAAGCCTTACTGTCTTTTATTTCCTTCTTAGCAAACGGTGACGGATACCCTCCAACGTTTTCTATATCTTTATGGCTCATATTATTGAATATTTTTTCTACTATTAAACGCTCTTACAAACGGGATATGTTCCGTTATTTCTTTTTTCTTCTTAATTACTTTTGTCGTAGCTATTAACGCTAGTGCTGCTGCTATGGACGCATCGTATTTGGTTCTATTATCAATCTCAAATACACTCCAATCCTTTAGTAACACATTAAAATGACATCTACCCATCGATCCATCTGGTCTATATCCCACATTATCATGAATGTGAGCCTCAGTTAAATCACCCATTAGGTTTATGACCTCGGCTCCTGCTGTAGGAATACCTGGGGTTACCTTCTTACCTGGGGATGGTAGTCTACTATAAGTGTATTCCGGACGCGCCATTAAATATCCTGCAAATCCGTTGTCACGAAAGTAGTTAATTATTCCGACTTTATTATTTTCTATGAGTATCTCTGCACCATAAAATACACAAGCCTTCAATACATCCTCATAAAAGATAGAAGCTTTAGGAGGCCTGTTGATATACTCACATACAAATACCTGACTAACCTCTTCAAAAGGATTAAACTTCTTGAAAATATATAACGCCCCATCGGACCTACGTCCATCAACGGTATAGTCATGATCGAAGGGATCGCAGCCGCCAACATAATCCACAGCATTGCCAGGATATCGGCCCTTGCTTCGCATAACTTTCGCATTTCTTTTTTCTTCTGGAAGTAAAAACGTTGTTTTGAATTTGCCATTTTTATTAGGAACCCACTTTACTGCTTGTTTAGTAGTCGGATCCTCCCATAAGAAATTACCTGTTACGGTTAATTCTGGGTGTTCCTCATTATAATCCATCTGTTGAAATATCTTTTCTACATCAAAAGTGGACCTGGAAGCATCGGCTCTGAAAGCTTCTTCTTCTGTAAATGGGAACTGGCGCTTAAATTCGTTTAAATCAATATTATTGTCTGCTAATGCTTTTCTTCTGTTACTTAAGTATTCTTTAGAACCTATTTCTACTTCGAATTCATCAATACCCATTATAGGGACCTTGGGAGAAGTTATAACCGAGTATCCATATATGTCTATGAAACCCTCTAGGTTATCGAAGGCTGGTATAAATAGCGAGTATAATCCGGATATAGTCTGCCCATTCTGATCACGCTTAGTTACGTCCGATGAGTAGTAAATATCTTTGTACTCTTCACCCCCACTATCCTGAGCGTTGGCAGTAGTACCCATCATACACTTACCTACTATCTTTCTACCTAATAATAAACAAGTTCTAGTAACTCTCCAGTTCTTTTTAATACTATTAGGTTTCGACCATTTAGCACTTTCATCGTGTACTAATAATTTCAGTTTTTGACCATCATAAGAGTTAGAACCTGTATTTCTCCAACTTATACTAGAATTTAAAGATTCATCGATAGATGCATACTTATTGTTCTTTGTCATCTTCTGCGAAGGAGTTCTAAAAGCAAGCTCCATACGAGGATTTGAAGAACCATCTTGAATGGGCTTGAAGAACCACGGGTAGTTTCTAAAGATATAAACAGCTTTATCTGTAAACAAATCCTGTGCATCTTTACCTGTCTTCGATAATATCCCTGACACAGCATTTTCAGCACTAGACGTTATATTCACTATCTCACTAGCCGAACAATAACTGAATCCACTCCTTCTATTCTTTAGATAGCATACTCCAAAGCACCTATGATCTAACTTGCATGCTTCCCAGAACATGAATAAGCGACGATTAGCATCCCTGTATTCAGGATAACCAATATCTATCTTACTCCACTGTACATACATGTAATGAGAACCAGTCATATAAGTAGGCTCTCCGTTGTTAAAGAACCATATACCTTCTCGTCGTCTTCTGTATTCTTCTACGATATAGTCTTCAAAGTCAGCTGCGTTTTCTCTACTACACATTACGCTCATTTCTTGGCGTACCCAAACCTGGTCTTTTTTCTTCACTCCTACATTAAGAAAATGTGATCTAGGCGGTTGCTTAGGTAATCCGATCTTGAGATTCTGTATCTCAATAACCTTACCTCTAGTCCCATTAGGACACAACCACACTGTATCAGTTTTCTTATCGTACATTTTTCTTCGCCATCTTCTCTACAAAACCTTGCTGGAAGTCTTTTTTAGCATCGTCTAATTGATCCAGGTAGTCTTCTTCACTGGATAATTGCTTTTCTATCTTTACTATACCTTCTAGTATCTCCTGAGCATCTAAGAAGGCTCTTTTCTTGCTGTCTAACGCACTCTTACGTCTCTCGTCTAATACTTCGTCTGATATAGGCTTTTCTATGTCCAAGAGGAGTGTTTCAATAGCAGACTTACCAGCCTCTATTAGCTTTTGAAGGGTCCCTTTTATATATTGTTTATTCTCCATCGACTACAGCATAAATACTAGTTGCTCTCACTCTATATACTACATCGCCGTTATCCATAGTTATATCATAATCAACTCCTTTGTCAAACAATACTACATCGCCTAAAGCACCTCCAGCATCTAAAAACTCCTCACATACAGCAAGAACCTTTCCTTTACCTTCTTCGTAATTTTTAGTTTCACCTGTGTATATACCAGAATTCGTTGTTATTTCAGAATCTTCTTCTTTAGTTATAATGCAGAAAGGTCCTACGGCTTCAAATCCACCGTCTGGACTGATACTCATATAAATAAATCCTTGATCTATTCTAAAATATATACCCTCGTCGTCGTAGTCAATTGGCTTTGACTCTTGAGTCGCAAAATGGTGTATGAGTACTTTATCTCCAATACTTATGTTTTTATGCCTTTTAACTTTATTAAGAGGTTCATGAATAATGGTAGCTGTACTCTGAGCATTTTCTAAGTTATTGAAAGAGTTATCCATATAGATTTCCTCCCCATTCAAATACTTCTTTTTATGCAATGAGTCCACTTTTATAATGTACTCGTGCAACGCTGAATTTCCTTTAGGCCATTTCATTGGTTGTGACTGATTTTAGATTATATTCAAATGCAATTGGCATATCTTGGAAACTTTTCCATATGCGTTCTTCACCAGCGGCCATAGTTATATATAGATCCACTTTTAAGGTACCGTACTTGATCCAATGACGTTCGTCATATACTATACTCGTTAAAGTAAAAGCAGCTCCTGGTACGCGATGTTTAGAACCTACTACATAGTGCATACCGTCTTTCATATCTGAACCGATAGTCACTTTTCTAATTTGTTCGTACATAATTTAATTTAATTTTTTCTCGAATGCTGAGGCTATTAGGGGAGCAACTGCTATCCCGGCCATTATACAACTCTCTATGGTTATTCCCTTAGCCGTTACGTCCATCATAACAGCTCCTACTAATATACCAGATACCGATCGTTTGGCTGACCATTTCTTGTTGTCACCTTTGAACACTTCTGATATTTTAGCAACTGATGCTGCAATTCCTTTTAAACTACTTAATGGATTTGCCATCTTTGGTATAGTTTGGGATTATAGCATTAAAGAAGTAATCGAACTTAGCGAATACCGCATCATCGTTTAATGTTGGTGTTAACCTAAC